TACATTACTGGGAAGTCGCCGAGACTTCCCACGGTAAAGGGTCCGCCCAAGGCCCAGCCTGTTACGTCTGGGATCTCAGCTTCTGAGCCTCGTCCCTATGCCGGCAGGGCTACACCCCTCTCTCGACCCACCGAATTGAGTGCCGAAGATATGGAAGTTCTTCGCAAGTTGGCACGTAGACTCGGTCGAAAGAAGGGACGACGAGAAGAAGGTCGTACCCTCCTTGATCGGTATGGACTAACCCAGTAAATGCCCCCAGCACTGCCTGATCCCAAGCAGCCACAGCCCGACGCCCTCACCTCCTTCTTCGCTTCTGACAGCGTGGGGGGAGCACTCAAGGCGTCCGGCTTTGACGTCCACGAAGAGATGGAAACCCTGATTCGTCACTTTCGTGACACGGACCCCAACGTATCTTTGCGTGCTCATGCTAGACTGCGCCACGTACTCAGGGAGGTTGCCCAGGCATCGGGCCTGATCCAACGGCAGAGCGCCGAGGCAATCGAGACGCACGAGGGTCGCAAGGTCAAGGTTTCATTCGAGACCAGCAAGCTTGTAGCCCGCATCAACCAGGACCCAATCAATGCAATCGTCAGCCAAGACCGTCCGGAGTTCGCCAGCACCTATCTCCCAGCCGCAACCGACGCCTCCCCCCACGCCGGAGGATCCGCTGGTGGTGGCAGCAGCAGTCCAGATCCAGGCGATGGACGAGATGCAGATGGCGCGGGCGGGCGGCCAGATTCTGTACGACATCGCGATCACGGATCCGACGATCTCGGTGGCGAGTCCCGAGATCCTGGGGATGATCCTGAAGAAGACGATCTTGAATGACTCAGGTGAGTTGTTTCCTGAGTGGCTTCCGCTTCTGCGCCTTTATGTTACGCACTCGCTTGTGGCTAAGGACCCTCGTCTTGTTGGAATGGCCCTTTGTCGTATGGTGACCATGCAGTTGTACATGACCGGCAAGCTTGTCAATGCAAATCAAGCGAATAGCAACAGCGCCTGAGAACCCGCTCTATCCGCTTCCCGCGGATTACGACACGCTCTCGCAGGAGGGCCAACGGCTGGCTAGGCTAAACGCATGCCGCCAGTGGCTCCTCCCATCCACCGACTTGAAGCAGCGGGCTATCGACTTCATCTCGTCGATGCGATTCTTCGAGGCGTGGTACCTGTGGCCGGACCCAGACGCGGACTTCAATCCCCTATTCTTCGACGACAACCCAGTCGCGACACCCAAGGGCCATATCTCTATCTACAAGGAATGGGCTACTTCCAGAAGCAGCATCGCGGTCGCACCGCGCGGGTACGCGAAGAGCAACTGCATCCGCAAGTCCATCATCCTGCAGATGCTGACCCGCCCGGCCTTCTCCTTTATCTACGCTACGAGCTCGCACGACAACGCGCAGCAAACCAGCCAGATCATCAAGACGCAATTCACGGACAACTCGAGAATCTTCGACGACTTTTCTCCTGACTTTCCAGATGGCCGAATCGTCCCCCGCCGAGGAGAAGCTTCTTTCGGCCTTGAAATGATGTACCTGAAGAACGGCTCATGGCTCCGCGCCATCTCCGCATCATCCAAGCAGCGTGGTGGTCGACCCCGTTGCTACATCTTGGACGATCCCGAATACGACCCCAAGGCCTCCACGTCGATGGCCATCCTCCGCGACTACGTGGAGAACCTGCTGTTCAAGATCGTGATGCCCATGCTCACGCGCCCCGACACTTCGGTGCGGTGGCTGGCCACTTTCGTGTCTCGTCGTCACTACGCATGGCACGCCATGCAGACCGAGCAAACTCCTTCAGGACCCCGAGCCCGGGATCCCCGCTTTGAGTTCTGGTCCCGAATGCTTCTTGACTCGGAGTACGAAAAAGACGGAAAGCTTCACTCCTGCTGGCCCGAGATGTGGCCCCTCAGCCGTGCAGACAAACTTGCGCGACCAGATCTTTCGAACCGTCTTTCCCTTGAGGAAATCAAGGAACGAATCGGCAATAGTGTCTATCTGGCGGAGTATCGCGGACGGCCCGGTGAGAGCGGCGAGAACTTCTTCCCGCCCCTCATCCGTGAAGATCACGGGTGGTGGATTGAGGATCCGGATCCGTCCTTCGACACGGACCCAGTGACCTCCAATACAAAGATCGCGTGGGGGGAGAAAACCGGTGTCAAGGTGGTCCCCATCCGGGATTTCCTCCTCAACGCTTTCACCTTTATGGCTGTCGACACGTCGTATACTCATGGTCCTGACTCGGACTATAAGGTAGCAGCCGTGATGGCCGTTACCAGTGACAACTGTCTTTTCGTCCTCGATATGTGGGCTGGCCAAGCACCCGAGGACCAGCTGATCCGAAACGTCTTCCGGCTGGCCGACAAGTGGAAGGTCCCCACCATCCACCCCGAGGTGGTCCGCGAGTCCGTCAACCTCTACCAGCAGCTGGAAACCCTGGTCCGCCAACGGGCTACGGACATGATGGGGTCTTCACACATCCCCAAAATCATGCCTCTTCGGGTAGGCATGCTGAAGAAGGAATCGAAGATCTCCGGTCTCCTGTTCCGCTTCGAGCACAAGCTCCTGAAGCTCCCCATGTGGAAGCGGATGGACAAGCCTTGGCGGGAACTCTTTGACCAGATCGAGCAGTTCAACCCAGAGGCCCGTGACGGCGGCCTGGCCCACGACGACCACATCGACGCGGTGGCCATGTCCTCCATGATCCTCAAGTTCCGGCTCCCCAAGCGAGGAATCGAACCCGTGGGGGGACTTTCACCCCTGGACCGCCTGAAGGCAGGTGAGCTCCAGACCATGGGAGTTCCCACCCTTGCAATGGTTGACTGGAACAAGATTCACGTCGAAGATGTATTTGACATCCTGAAGCCAGAGGAGCACTTGAACGATGGCGAAACCCGAGTCTGATGGCAGTTACGTGACCATCCCTTACTTCCTGTACGAGGCCATGGCTCGTGCATACTACGGACGGGTATCTGGAGACTTTCCGGTAACTCGCCCTATTGCGAGTGAGTCCCCCCAGCCGAAGTTCACTGGAGACTTTGTTCTGGATGAGGAAGAGATCCCAACTACCTGGAAACCCCAGGGACTCGCAGCTGAACTGAGAAAGAAGAAGACCCGTGCCACAGATTCCGCTAAGCCTGCCGAAGAAGCCTGAAGACATCGCAAAGCTCCTTCGGATGCACACCGACCGAGAGCGACTGCGGTACAACTATCGCCGTTCCATCTGGCTGCTTGCGTGGCACTATCTCAATGGCGCTCGACGCTTTGACGTCTTCGACCCACTGACTGGCCGGCTTACGCCACAGTACATGGATAAGGAAGGCAACATGGAGTTCCAGTCGCAGGACCTCCTCTCCATGATTGACCGCACCGTGGCGCGCATCGCCTCCATGGATCTGCGGCCCAAGGTCATCCGTCAGGGCACCAGCCTGCGCATGATCCGTGAGCGTTCCAGCGCCCAGATCATTGCTGACTCGCTGGTCTCTGAGCACCAGCTGTCCCAAGTCGTCAGCGACTTTGCCCACATCTTCGTGACTCTTGGCTGCTGCGGCATTACCGGACACATCGTCGATGTGCCCACTGTCGGTCTTACCGCCGACCTGGAAGTGGTGCACCCCCGCGAACTGTTCCCATTCCCCGCCCTGCACCAGGACCACACCAAGCAGAGCGGCATGATCCGACAGCGCGTGGTTCCGTTTGACATGCTTGAGGCCAAGTTTGGCACCATCTCCAAGACCAAGAAGGACAAGATGGAGTGGTGGCGTGTGGATCATGGTGACGTCCACACCGATGTCGGACTCGACGAGCCAGGCTCCACGTTGCGCAACCCCTTCGACAACAGTGCTGTGACTACCGGCTATAATTCTGGTGGCGGCAGCTCCACTGATGTGGTTCGTATCCGCGAGCTGTGGATCAACGGACCCCGCGACACCTGCGTCCGATACGTAGTGGCCAGCGGTGATGCCATCCTTGTGGATGAAGAGTACACCGACTCGGTGGTGTACTGCCCCATCGGCTGGGCCCGTTTTTGCGATACCGGCACCTTCTACGGCGCGGGTCTCTTTGACATGCTCTTCGGCATCTCCCGCGAGGCCGAACGCATGATGAAGAGCCTGTTCAACAACATCCGTGACATGGATCGCTACGGCGTGATGGTTCTGCCGCAGGGCTCAATGAATGAGCGCACCCTGCTCAAGGATGTGGGTCGTGGCCTGCGCGTGATGAGTTACACGCCTGATCCGCTGAACGAAAACTTCAAGCCCTTTGTGGTCCAGCCCTACAACGCGGGAGATGCACCCGGCAAGGTGGCCCAGTTTGCTCGGACTGTGATGCAGCAGATCGCCCCCATCCAGGACTTGATCCAGGAGAAGGGTCGAGTCGAAAGTGCCACTGGTCTGCAGTTCCTCGACGAGCAGATCACGCGGGCCATGACGAACCCGTCTATTAGCATCCAGCGCGCTTTTGGCAACATGTATCGAGCAGTCACAGCCAAGGCAGTTGGTGAGATCGTCAAGTCTCCACGTACGATTCCGGTCAACAACATCACGTTGGATCTGGCTGGTGCCGTTCTGGATCTTGACAAGTCGGTTGTCACCTTTGACCAGAACCCGCTGCCCACGGTTGGTCACCTCACCTTCACGGTGCGACAGATCAATCCGCGCAGCGAAGTTGCCCGCAAGGAAGAGGCCATGGGTCTGCTCAGAGCCGGACTGACTGACCCGATTGGTTTGAAGTTGTTCTCCCTTCGTGAAGGACTCGACTTCGCCTTGTGGATTGACGAAGAGAAGGGCGCATACGAAACCATTGTGCAGAACATCCTTCTGCTCTTCGGAAACGGTCAGGACCCGGGCCAGGTCATGTTGGCCCCCCACATGGTTCGTCCAGATCTGCAGTTGCGGGTACTGGGTGCCTTTATGACTAGTCCAACCTTGAGCGCGGCTTCGGCTGAAGTTCAAGAGGAGTTCAAGAAGTTCAGGGACACGATGCTGCGGTTCATGGGCCAGACGCTCCCGCAGCAAGTCCCGACACCTGAGGAAGCTGCCGCCATGGGCATGCAGATTCAGCAGCAACCCCCCATGCCCATGATGCAAGGAATGATGCCAAATGGCTGATGAGATGACGCCAAACGAAGAAGTGCAGGAGACTCAGGACACGGCCGGCAATGTTGTGGATATGGACGCCAAGGTCCGAGCCGGCGGCCAGGAAATCCCGGTTTCCGAACTGCTGCAGGCCAAGGCCAACCTTGAGTACCTGAAGCAGGACTACGACAAGCTGGTCGCTTTTCGCGACGCGACTACTAAGGTCATGCGACCGGACGTGGACCCCACGGTGAAGGAGCAGGCCGCGCGCCAGCTCCTCGTTGACATGGGCTACCGCGGCGAAGAGGTGGATCAGTACGTTCAGGATTGGATGAACTCAAACCAAGGAAACAACGATATGGTTTCGGACGAGACGGACAACAACGTGGGGGGCGATGACGACGACACGAGTGCAGAGGAGGTGGCTAATGCCATCCTCCGTGCCCAGCAGGAAGCACAGCGGGCCCAGGAAGAGCTGCAGCGCATGAAGGCTGAGCAGCTCAACAACAAGCTGACCACTCAGGTCATGATGGGGCTTGAGTTGAACCAGGGAGCCCGTACAATGCTGGGTAAGCTCGAAGAGATCAACGGAAAGGAAGCCCTTTCTGGTGCTCGAGCCGCGATCGAGAGGGACATTCGCCAGCAGACGCTGGATAACCTCCGAACTCGGCGAACGGCAGCAGGGGTTTTCGAAGAAGCGTGGATTTCCGAAGAGTCAGCCAAGGCCACTGAACAGGTCCTGGCGAAGTATCGCTCGGTAATCGGCGACCCGAACCGTCTTGGTCGGGCCCCGGAAACAGACAGCGGTGCGGGTTCAATGTTTAACCGTCCTGCCGTCCCGGCTCCGCGTTGGAAGCCCGGGCTTAGTACCGGTGATGTTGAGTCTGCCCTGGATGCGTACAACAAGGACGCTCTGAGCCGACTGGCAGCTGGTCTTGATAGCGGTAGTGACACTCGTGCCTGAACACTTCTTTACAAGGAACTGAAACCATGCCTGCAGTTACCAACAGTCTTTTCGATCGGCACAGCAAGCAGATCGAGGAGGTCATCAACAAGAACGTCGACACCATTCTGCCGACGCTCGACGCCGCTTGGCGTGACACTATCGTTACTTCTCAGGGCGTTGGCCCTGCTAGTGCGCTCGGTAAGAACATGCGCATTCTGAAGCTCTATCGCGGCGGTCTGACCGGCGTGATCGACAACGCTGCCCAGTACAACGACTTTGTGCTGTACGGCGACCAGACGGCGCTTCTCGGTTCGGCTACCAACGACTCCAAGCTGTATCGGAATCGTCAGGTTGAGACTTGGCCGAACGCGCTGGAAGGCGCTTCGATCAACACCTACCGCCTTGGCATTGACATGCGGGCGATGGTGACCAACCTGGCCGTCACGATGGGCGAGATGCAGGCGGAGGCCACTCCGGCCTTCATCGGCGACGTGATTGCTCCGAAGCTCAAGGGCTTCGCGCAGAACCTGTCGCAGACCCTGTGTAACTACTGGTATGTCAGCCAGAACAACGGTTACGCCCTGGGTTCGTTCAACGCAGGCACTTACAACTGGACTCAGGTGACCGCCAACTCGACGGGCACTCTGCCGTTCATTCCGAGCAACCTTGCGGTTGATCGGTTCTACGTGGGTCAGCGCGTGGATCTGTATACCGGTACGGCTGGCGTGCCAGCGAACGGTACCACGGATCGCCTGAATCGTGATACGTCCACTGGTGCCCGAGTGCCTGTTACCGTCAGCAAGGTTGACGAGCTGACCGGAACTGTGACCCTGTTCATTGACAACCGCTTCCGTGCGGATGGCAGCGCCATTGGTAACACGGCTTCCAGCTTCACGACGAGTGCGGCTAACAACGTCGTTGTGGTCCCTGCAAACCAGAAGGTCCAGGGTGGCAGCTCCTTCACCGGTATCGCTGGCATCAACAGCTGGATGAAGTTTGGTAGTGGTACTGATGACAACTTCCTGCTGGGTTCGGAGCGTGTGACTGGTGACGAAATCGACGTTACTGCTCACCCGGAGTTCAAGTCCTTCCGCGTTCAGAACGTCGGTGCACTTACGGAGCACAAGCTTCGCCAGTACGTCCGTCGCTTCCACGCTGCGAAGAACAAGTACGGTCAGTCGATCGACTGCCTCATCGCCAGCGATGGCGTGTGGCTGGCCTACGAGGCCCAGAAGATCGGCCAGTACACGCTGGAGCGCAGTGGCAAGCTCTCGTCGCTCAATAGTGAGGGTTCGGAGCAGGGCTTCAAGTTCACCTTTGAAGGCCGCACCTACAACGGCTACACCTCGACCTACATCGAGGATGGCGTTGTGTACGGTCTGAAGAAGGGTGGCAACAACTGGAAGCGCTACGTGCCGCCGGATCCGAAGGGCGTGCAGAAGTTCAGCGAGGCCGACAACTTTGTCCCCTTCAACTTCGTGGTCCCGGCTCTGACCGGCACCTCGTCGACGAAGTGGCCGCTGCTGTCGTCCACTGGCCAGCTGACCGAGGTCATGCAGATGCCGGGCATGCTGCGTATGCAGCTTGTGCCGGATCAGCCCACGGGCCTGAAGCTCGAGGGTGTGACCACGGATCGCGTCTGGATGTGATCCTCCTGAAGGGGCCGCGGTGCCCCTTGCGTCTCGATGGGGGGTGGACTTCGGTCCACCCCCCGCGGGCGCGGAGGCTTAGCAGGAGACTAGATGCCTACCCGCATAGCTGCTATCAGCTGTACTCACTCCCCATTCACTCCCCCCGACGTCCATCACTGGCTGCTTGAGACCCTATCCGCTCTGGATGGGGTTACGCACTTTGTGCACCTCGGAGACATCTTCGAGGCCTCAGCCGCCTCCGTCCACCCGGACGAGCACGAACACACCCTTCTTGACGAGTACCGGCACGCTGCCGCCTTCCTCGCATCCCTGCGTGAGGTGCTCCCCCCACGTGTCCATTTCCACGCCATCATGGGGAACCACGACGATAATCTGAAATCCCAGGACCCCCGTCGCATCCCCAAGGCCCTGCGTGACGTGACCGACTTCATCCGTACGGAGCCCTTCGCTTCTGAGGCCAAGCACTGGCATTGGACCCCGTATCGCAAGGACAAGAAGGGTTGCCTCGAGATCGGCCCCGTGGTCCTGACCCATGGCTTTGACTGTGGCCAGTCCTCCGACGAGCTGGAGGCCCTGCAGTTCATGAACCTCACGGGTGGCGCAGCCCACCGCCTGTTCATCCGTGGCCATACCCACCGGCCTATTCCCCCCACTCAGTGCCACCGCACCCGGGCCATCCCCCTCCCGTACTGGTACATGAACGCCGGCACGTGCGGGCCCTTGTCGCCTTCGTGGATGAACCGCCGCGACACCTCCCAGTGGGGTGCTGCCATTGCCGTAGTCGATCTGGTTCGTGACCCCTCCCACAGGAATCGAGGACGCCAATGGGACGCACGCTTGATTCGCAAGGACGATTGATCTACCGGGTCAAGATTAACGGCCGCACCTGGCGCGTCTCCCTGTCTCCGCCCCGCAACATGGGTACCGATTGGGGCCGTTGCTGGGACAAGGACAAGCCAGGTCGCCACCCCCTCATTGAGGTCCGTCGATCCCTTGGCGAACGCAACCTGCTCGAAACTGTGATCCACGAGGTGCTACACGCAGCCCGCCCTGAGCTGGACGAGCCTGCTGTGGATGCCACTGCGCTCTCCATAGCCCGGGCTCTTTACCAGATGGGATGGCGACGTAAACTGGACTGACCATGGACAACTTCAACAAGCCCAACTACGACAAGATGGCCAAGACCAAGATGCCGAAGAAGCCCGCTGCGCCCGCTGGTAATGCTGCTTCAATCATCGCCATGCTCAAGAGGGTTCCACGCAAGACACGTGACGCAATCACGAACGCTCTTAAGACCATGAAACCAGAGGATCTGGACATGCTCGGCAAGCGCAAGTATCCAGGTGAGTGATGGCCAGCAGCAAGCCCAAGTTCGAGTTCAAGGCCAAGCACAAGAACCCCATGGGGGGACTTAGTGAACTTGGTCGCCGTGCCTACAACAAGGCTACGGGTGGCAACTTGAAGCGACCGCAGCCCGAGGGTGGATCTCGTCGCGACTCGTTCTGTGCCCGATCTGCGGGCCAGATGAAAATGTGGCCGAAGGCTGCAAAGG